CTTGGGTGAGCCGCAGTCGCTTGGGTGGGCCACAGTTGGGTTTTTACTCGCGTGCACTGCGATAGTGTGCTGGTGTATATAATGAAGAGATAGACTTACTTATAATAAAAACAAAATAAAAATTAGAATATAGAAAAAGTAAGGAGATGATAGTATAACCCGCAGTCGAGGGAAATTGTCATCTGCTTTATCTGTACGACCAATTGGTGGTTTCTAACCGGCGTATAGAGGGGCTCTGCATTTGGCAACTTTAAAAACCAAATGAATAATGTCGAACAATCAACAATCTACCAAGCTCATCCGGGTAATGGGAGCAACACAAGACAAGATGATAGAGGACACAATAATTCAAATGAAGAGAGCCGGACAGGCTCACAGCCGCAGGTTGAAAGCAATGCAAATCGAGGAAGTAGTCAAAGTGCTGCAGAGAGTTCAACTGCGCGAGAGAATGGAGGAAAGGCGCAAGGAGCCGGAACCTCCAGCACCGGACAACCGGACGGTGACACAAAGAATGCTGGACTTTCAGAAGCCGCCGCCAGTCGTTCGTGGGCCGATATGGCCGCCGACGAACGACCAGATGCCGTTAATGGTGTACGGCAGACGGGACCTAAAGTCTCTAGCCCGGCACGTGACGCTGCCAATTCGTTGCAGCCGGGGCTTCGTCATTCTCCCGTACCGAGAGATGTTCGAAGGAATGACAGTAATAGACGCAATGGCACTGCACAGGTTGGTGTCGGCGGTAAAGGACTCCCAGTTGATGCCAGACTTCGACAGTCCGCATTATTGGGAGATGTTGATGGGGCTGAGCGAGGAGATGCACATAAGCTTCAAGCGTCTGTGGGACGCGGGGCTGTATCTCTGGGCCCACATCAACCTCAAGCTGGCGGAGGCCGAGGGGGACGACCTAAGAATCGTTCTCCTGGAGATGGAGACGCTGCTATGCTTTCCGGGCAAAGCAGACCCGAGATCGATCTCGGAGCTATTGAGAAGTCTAGCCGAGAAGCACAATCTTCCGTGGCAAATTTGCTGGGAGACCTTCATGTGGATCCAGAGGGCAAATACACACCGCGGTCACGTGATCGGGCAGAAGCTCTAGTTAATGGGCTTCGTGAAAACAACGGTCAACTGACACCACGATCCAAGAGACGTGCAGAAGAGATCGTGGTTGAACTAAAAGGCGACAAAAAGGCGGCGTTGCTGAAGGAGGGTCGGTGCTTCAAATGTGGACAGAAGGGTCACAAACAAAATGAGTGTAGAATAATGGACTCGTCGAGTGGTGGCTCCGGCACTTCATCAAGCAGCTCATCAGACTCGGAGAGCAGTGAGTCGAGTGAGTCGTCCTCTGGCGACCCCAACGACCTCAATGAGAAATTGCACGATCAAGAAGATGTGGTCATTGGTGATTTCGAAGACGTTGACACATTTAAATTTCCTTGGGTTAACACTTTTGGGAAGACATTTGTGTTTGTCGAGAAAGCCATGATCCTAGCCTCTGCAGTTGGGTACGTAGTCACCGGAGCGGCTTCAGCGTTGACCGGCAACGTAGTAGATGCTAGCGACATGTTTGGAGAAACAGGTGACTTGATCAAACCGTCTGACATAGATTCGGGCGTGCGATTGTTGCCAGAGACTCCTGTTGTGGCGTCGGTGAGTCAGTTGGCGACGACACTCAAGAACGCGCTGTCGTTTGCTGGAGACATAGCGATCAAGATGCATCGTGGCGGCTACGTTCGCAAGTTGTCCTGGGAAAGAGCGTTGTTAACACTCGTGCTTGTACCACTCACAGCTTCAGCATTATTCACTATTCATGAATATGTGTTTCGGCCTAGAGTGCGCTACACGTTTTTGAGACGGTTGCCGCCGAAATACAATTCTGACCGTGACATGCGACATACGAGTCAGAAAGTGCGAAAGGCGTTTTATCAGCACCAGCAGCTTCAAGAGTATCTGGTGTACGACTGTCCTTACGGTATTCATGGATATATGTGGGCGATGATGCACGACAGCTTCTACAGAACAGTGACTATTTCGGGAGAGTTGTTTGTAGCAATTTGTGACCCGCGAAACTCACTGGACACACTCGAGCCGTCAAAGATGTACAGCGCTATGCAATGGAGAGCGGCAATGGAAGATCGCATTTATACTAATCGTTATGATATGGCAAATGGCGATGTCATTAATAATACCGCTCGCATGGCTTACCACTGGGTGATGTCGAAGCGTCGCAGAAACGAGCGAACTTTCTAGTTGGGCCGAGGATTCGGGTCGGCTATGGTTATTACACTGAGGAGGTGATTTCAAAACCGTTAGAGTCAATATGTACGGATGTTCAATTTGAAATACGTGATTTAACCAGAGACCGACGCATGGTGGTGCAGCGAGCATTGGGCATTGAAGATGTCAACGTCGCGATGCCTGCACCAGACCGCCATGACGCAAAATCCCAGATTCTCGGCGTATGTAAAAGGCTGGCGGTGCGGTTGCCGCATGTCAGTAGCGCCATTGATGTTGAAATGGACAAATTTATTGACAAATTTTTTGGGCTGTTCTTTCGTCCTCTGCGAGACGATGATATATTAGATCCGATGGAATGGATTGAGACGAGGCCTTACACACAGGCTCGGAAACAAGAACATAAGGATGCCTGGTTAGCGGGTGAACCCACAAATCCACAAAACACGTTCATGTGGATCAAATCAGAGTGGTATGACACATACAAGCATGACAGGTTTATCTGTCCCTTGGATGACTGGACCAAGATGTACATGGGGCCAGTGGCGACAGAGATAGACAAGCAGGTTTTTCGTCTGCCGTGCTTCATTAAAAAAGTGCCACAACATAAACGTGTTGAATATTTGATACAGCTGATCGATCGAGTGTGTAATTGGTCGTCTGAGTCAGATGTGACGTCGATGGAGGCTCACCATCGACACAAGAGAGCTCGTTGGTTAGTGAAACTTGTGACCAAATTTGTATCAGGGCTGAAGATAGGTGCTGGGTACATTGAAATGGTGAAAAAAATAATTGGTTATAAGCGTCGAACTGTCAGCGAGGCTGGAAATTTTCGTGTGTACGGATTGAAGAGATTGTGTTCTGGGATGAATGAAACGTCTGTGTTTAACAGTCTGTTGTGTGTTATGTTGCACTTCTTCATTCTGGAGCATAAATTCGGGCACAAGCTAGAGAATATGGCGAAACTGTTGGATGACGAGAGATTGGAAGAGTTAGAGTACGTCACCAACTTGGGGCCTGCGTTTGTTGCTAGCGAGGGAGACGACAAGCTTTCCGTGGAAGAACCGGCGGAACATATGTCAGCGCAGGTATATGCTGAATATGGTTTTGCGGCCAAACCTAGGAAAAATGTCGACATGTATGGGACCGATTTTTGTTCCATGATCTTTACGCGCGACCACATCTTGATCACAGATGTGTTGTACGTCTACGTGACCTTCGGCTGGGCAAATGACGCATATTTGTTTGTCGGTGACAGGAGGATCGATGAATTAATACGTGCGAGGGCCATGTCACTGTTTTGCCAATACGAAAATTGTCCTGTTTTGCATGAGTTGGCGAGGTATGCAATACGGATAACCAGCCATGTAGATATGGATAGATTCTTCAAAAAGAGGAATTGGGGCATTAGTCAGTATGAGTTTGACCAACTGTACGAGGCCTATTTGTATTATAATGAACGAATCAAAACAAGACCGTTTGTTGAGATTGATTGTCCTGTCAACACAAGGTTGATGGTTGAGCGCATGTTTGGCGTGTCCGTGGATGAACAAAAAGAGGCAGAGCGAAAATTGATGGCTATGACGACGAAACAGCAATTGAACTTGTTTCCGCTGCACTTGTATCCTGAAGATTGGTTACATTACAGCACATTCTTTGTTCGTGAGGAGTCTATGGACTCATTGAAGGCTAAAACAAATCTGCCGCCGGCTGAATATGCGCACAATCACTTGTTGACACCTGGATTCTGGAATGACCATGGGCGTCAGTTTCGGATCAGGGGTCAACCGGCGGTCATCACCGATTTCAAT